GCTCCAGCGTGGTTTCTGGGGAAATATCCTCAGAAGAAGGTCATCATGGCCTCTCACACCTCTGATTTGGCGGTCAACTTCGGTCGGCGGGTGCGAAATCTGGTCGGTGCAGACTCCTACAAGGACATTTTCCCGCAGGTTGAGCTTCAGGCGGACTCGAAATCGGCCTCAAGGTGGGGGACAAACTTCAATGGCGAGTACTTTGCAATCGGTGTGGGTGGTGCTCTTGCTGGGCGCGGTGCTGATCTATTTATTATTGACGATCCTCATTCTGAGCAAGAGGCTAAAACTGGAAGACCCGATGTCTTTCTTCCTGCTTGGGAGTGGTTTCAGTCTGGTCCTTTGCAGCGTCTTATGCCCGGTGGTGCAATCATTATTGTGATGACTCGGTGGTCTAAATTGGACCTAACGGGTATGGTCGTCAACCAGATGGAGCGTGAGGAAGGGGTCGATCAGTGGGAAGTGATCGAGTTTCCTGCCATCAAGGACGATGGAGAGGCGCTGTGGCCTGACTTTTGGGATGTCAACGAGTTGTTGGCTAAGAAAGCGGCAATGGACATCCGGTATTGGAACGCTCAGTACCTGCAAAAGCCCACTTCAGAGGAAGGTGCGCTAATTAAGCGCGAATGGTGGCAAATTTGGGAAAAGGAAAGCCCTCCCGAATGCGAGTTCACCATTATGAGCCTAGATGCTGCGCAAGAGGCCAATAACAGGTCTGACTATAACGCACTGACCGTCTGGGGTGTGTTCTATAACGAGGAAACGAACAACTTTGCCATCATTTTGCTCAACGCCATCAAGAAACGGATGGAGTATCCAGAGTTAAAGTCGTTGGTGTTGCGCGAGTATCGGGAGTGGGAGCCTGACTCGTTCATGGTTGAGAAGAAGTCCTCTGGCTCGGTGCTCTACCAAGAGTTTCGGCGCATGGGCATACCGGTGCAGGAGTTCACACCGGGCAAGGGTCAAGACAAGATCGCTCGGGTCAACGCGGTGTCGTCGCTGTTTCAGGGTGGCGTGGTGTTTGCACCCGACAGGCGGTGGGCCAAAGAGGTCATGGAGGAGTGCAACGACTTTCCCTCTGGAGCCAACGACGACTTGGTGGACTCTACGACCCTTGCACTGTTAAGATTTAGGCAGGGTGGGTTCATCCGCCTTCCGACTGACGAGCCGGAAGATAATTTCTTGCGACAGTATCGCAAGAAAGCCGCGTATTACTAAGGATACATCATGGCCACAAACATCGACAAGGCGTTTTATCAGGCCCCTCAAGGCTTGGACCAGATCAGCGAGGTGGAGGAGCCCATCGAGATTGAGATCGAGGACCCCGAGTCAGTATCTATCAGTCAGGGCGAGTTCACCCTTGAGATCGCCAAAGCAGATGCCGAGGATGAGTTTGATAAGAACCTTGCCGAGGACATGGACGAGCGTGAGCTTACTGAGCTTGCGGGCAACCTGATCGGTGACTACGAGAGTGACATTGACTCCCGCAAGGACTGGGTCAAGACGTACGTCGATGGCCTAGAACTGCTTGGCATGAAGCTTGAAGAGCGCACTGAGCCGTGGCCGGGCGCTTGCGGCGTGTATCACCCGCTGCTCTCTGAAGCGGTCGTCAAGTTCCAAGCAGAGACGATGATGGAGACCTTCCCCGCTGCGGGTCCGGTCAAGACCAAGATCATCGGCAAAGAAACCCCTGAGAAAAAGAAGGCGGCTGAGCGTGTCCAAGAGGACATGAACTATCAGTTGACCGAGGTGATGGTCGAGTACCGCCCTGAGCACGAGCGCATGCTCTGGGGCTTGGGCCTTGCGGGCAATGCGTTCAAGAAGGTCTACGTTGATCTGCAACTGGACCGGCAGGTCTCGATGTACGTCCCGGCTGAGGACGTTGTGGTGCCGTACGGTGCGTCGAGCCTTGAGTCGGCAGAGCGTGTGACGCACGTCATGCGTAAAACCCCCAACGAAGTGCGCAGGCTCCAGCATGAGGGGTTCTATCGGGACGTGGACTTGGGCGAGCCGGTCCAAGTCATGGACGAGGTTGAGAAAAAGATTGCTGAAAAGCTGGGCTTTCGTGCGACCGAGGACAACCGCTTCAAGCTGCTAGAGATGCACGTCGAGCTTGACCTCAAAGGCCACGAGCACAAGGATGACGATGGCGAGGTGACGGGCATTGCGCTGCCGTATGTCGTGACGATTGAGAAGGGTACCGGCGAGGTGCTGGCCATCCGTAGGAATTGGAAACCCAATGACAAGACGCATCAGAAGCGCCAGCACTTTGTCCACTATCCGTACATTCCGGGCTTTGGGTTCTATGCGTTTGGCCTCATCCATCTGGTCGGTGCATTTGCCAAGTCTGGTACTTCTATATTGCGTCAGCTTGTCGATGCTGGCACTCTATCTAACCTTCCCGGTGGATTCAAAACCCGAGGACTACGTGCCAAAGGGGATGACACTCCTATCAGTCCCGGAGAATGGCGAGACATGGACGTTCCTAGTGGCAACATGCGGGACAACATCATGCCTCTTCCTTACAAGGAGCCAAGTCAGGTCCTAGCGGCGCTCCTTAATCAGATCATCGAGGAAGGCCGCAAGTTTGCGGGCGCGGTTGAGTTGCAGACCTCTGACATGTCTGCTCAGGCCCCGGTGGGCACGACTCTGGCCATCCTTGAGCGGCAGCTTAAGACGATGTCGGCGGTGCAGGCTCGCATCCACTATGCGATGCGGCAAGAGTTCAAGCTGCTCAAAGAGATCATCAGGGACTACACCCCGCCGTCGTATTCGTACATGCCCGAGGAAGGTGGCCGGTCGGTCAAGCAGAGCGACTACGACCAAGTTGATGTTATCCCGGTGAGCGACCCCAACGCAGCCACTATGGCTCAGAAGGTTGTTCAGTATCAAGCGGCTCTTCAGCTAGCTCAAACAGCGCCTCAGTTGTACGACCTTCCGCTATTGCATCGTCAGATGTTGGACGTACTTGGCATCAAGAACTACCAGAAGCTTGTGCCGATGGCAGATGACATGAAGCCTCGTGATCCGGTCACGGAGAACATGAACATCCTGCGGAGCAAACCGGTCAAGGCGTTCATCTATCAGGACCATCAGGCGCACATCGCTGTTCACATGGCGGCGATGCAGGACCCCAAGGTTCAGGCAATTGTGGGCATGAATCCGCAGATGGCGCAGTCGCTGCAAGCGGCCATGATGGCGCACGTCTTTGAGCACTTGGGTATGGAGTATCGCAAGCAGGTTGAGCAGGCGATGGGTCAGACGTTGCCCCCGTACAACGAGGAGCAGGACGAGGTCGAGATGTCTCCAGAGATGGAGGTGCGTGTCTCGCAGATGGCGGCTCAGGCGTCGCAGATGCTGCTCCAGCAGAACATGCAGGAAGCCGAACAGCAGAAGAACCAGCAGATGGCGCAAGACCCGCTCATCCAGTTGCAGCAGCAAGAGTTGCAACTCAAGATGCAAGACCTCCAGCGCAAGACTCAGAAGGACATGACCGACGCTCAACTCAAGCAAGAGCAGATCAACGTCGAGAAGTCCCGCATCGAGGCACAGCAGCAGTCTGAAGGGGCCAAGCTCATGGCCAAGACATTTGCTGACCGCGACAAGACTCAAGCACAACAACAATCAGAGGGCTTCCGCATCATGTCGGAGGTTCACAGAGCCAAAATGCAGCTTGCTGCACAACAGAGATCACAACCAAAAAAGAAGGGTGATTGATGTACGAAATCCTGAAGGCCACTTCGGTGGTCGTCAACAACATTGACGAGAAAGTCAAACAACTCGAAGAACATTTGGGATCGAAAGGTGCCAGATCGTACGACGAGTACTGCGAGATGTGTGGGGAAATTAAAGGTCTGCTCATCGCTCGCAAATTCATCACAGACCTTACAAAAAACATGGAGCAACTCGATGAGTAATCTCGACCTAAGTAGTGCTGTAGACCTGTCTGCGGTGCTGCACAAGAAGGCGGAAGAGAAAGCAAAACAGTTACGAAAGCCAAGCGGCTACAAGATTCTTTGCGCGATCCCCGAGGCAGAGAAAGAGTTTGAAGACAGCGAAGTCGGACTTATCAAGTCTGACATCACCATGCGTAACGAAGAGGTACTGACCACAGTCCTGTTCGTGGTTGATCTTGGTCCAGATTGCTATGTGGACAAGGCCAAGTTCCCTACGGGTCCTTGGTGCAAGAAGGGTGACTTTGTGCTGGTACGCCCCAACAGCGGTACCCGCCTGATCATCCACGGCAGAGAGTTCCGCATCATCAACGATGACACCGTCGAAGGTGTTGTTGAAGACCCACGCGGCATCAAACGCAAATAAGGAGCGACACGATGGCAAAAGACGATGACGATTTCAAGTTCCCGGATGAGATCAAGGACTCTAAGGGTAAACCCGAAGA